GTCACTGGCGCCACTGGCGACATCTCACGTACTATACGTACTCAGATAGAGACCGTAGGCGACACTGTCGCCCAGAACATGGCGGAAGGACTCGCCTATCAAGCTTCTCAAGCAGGAGCTGTGATGAATGCTTATGGCCAGATGGCCGTAGTACTCTGCGAGTGTAGTATCCTCTACATGACTCAAGATCTCCTTCCCAAACCGATTTGGTATCTCCTCATAGGAATGGCTGTAATACGCTGGCTCCAATGGGGAAAGTACATCACCCACGCCGCTAAGACAATGTGGGGCCTAATCTCGTCTTATTTCCGCTATGAGACCGGAGGATCATCCCAAACGAATGAAATCCCTGAGGCGCAAGCCAGCACAGGAGACATTCTTATTAAGATGCTTGCCGGAGGCCTATTAGCAGTGCTGTTCAAGATCATTCTCAATCAAACTCCGGGTGAATCAACTGTACGCAAATTCATCGACACCGCCGACCTTTCTTTCAAAGTAAATCGCTCTATCAATATCATCCCACAACTGCTGGAGTCTACCACTACCATCCTACAGCAGGTTGTTGTCTATCTCGCTGGACACAACATGACAGAAGACCAAGAGCTAAACGACCGTTTCGAACAAATCCGACATCGCTATGCCCAGTGGGGCTTGCGAGTGTCCGAGTTGTCAAGCTCGGATACCAAACTTGAATGCGAGCAAGACCCATCACTCCGCCTCGAAATCGAAAGACTCCGTGAAGAGGCAGATGTGTATGCCGAAACCTGTCTAAACGCAAAATGGCCCGTCGCTTTCCGCTCTACCTTTCGCCTGCACTACGATAATATCAAAGTGCTTGCTGATCACGTGAAAACGTTCAAGAGAGTGGCTAAGTGGCGCATCGATCCCTGGTGTATCTGGATAGCTGGAGCTCCTAGAATTGGTAAATCTTTTCTCAGTTCCGATATCATTCAACAGATACTTCGCCTAGCCGACCAACCATTAACATCCCATTATGCCCGAGGTGAATCAGATCACTGGGACAATTATAATGGACAATTCGTTGTCTATTGGGATGATTTTGGCCAATGGAAAGGTGAAGTCGCCAAAACTCGATTTCAAGAGTTCATTAGCGCACGTTCCAACCAAACATTCATCACTAAGCAGGCAGACCTGACTGATAAGGGGAGACCCTTTGAAGCAGGTGCCCTGGTTATGACGTCTAATTTTAGTTATCCTGACGCTGCGCCACATGTCCTCAGTTTGGAAGCTGTAAATGGCAGACGCCATTTAGTTGTGGAAGCAATCCTCCAGCCCCAATATGAAAACGAGTTTCACAAACCCGACACCAATAAAATCTTCGACCACCACCAACGCGTTCCCGACTATGACCATCTCCGATTTAACATCCGAAATCCATATGAAGACGAGATCCTCCGCGAGGGACTAACCTGGGTAGATCTTCAACGAGAAATATCCCAAAAGTTCCAACTGCACTACCTCCAACAGTGCACGCTTCTACGACAAAATCAAGAAGCAAATCGCGAAGAGATTCTCGGCCGTGACCCGACCCCGATACCCCCTCGACCAACCTTGGCAACAACTGCTCAGAGTGCCCTGGACTACGTTAAACAACTGTTTGGTTCACCCGAACTACCCGTAGCCCAAGGAGAGGAGAAGGAACAAGCTGACTTTGAAGCAATGCAATTGCTCAGTCAGTATGAAGCCTCCACCAGTAAAGATTTCGTTATTCTGGACGAAGAAGTAGTGCAACTACTTGATCCTGAAGACGAATTGCAACCTGAGAAGATTCCCGAAGGTCTCAAAGTAACAACAAAAGCTTTGAGCCTACTCCTGGTGAAATCAAAGTCCACCTATTATCTTCTGCGGCAATGGACAAAGCATGCAATGCTTACGCTTCCTATAGCCGTGATTGCAAAACTCGACGAGAAATCTGTCGAGCTTTACTACAAACTCCTCCGAGTGGACGCCAAAATTGTGCTCAAGAACGCACTCACGATTGTTTCGTCGTCAGCTAACGCTGTACTTCAATCCGTTCGTGAATCATGTAAGAAAACCAAAGAGTTTGCAAAAGCTCGATGGTTGGACCATTTGAATATTGGCAATGCCGCCCGATCACTCTGGAAATCCACTAAGACTGTCATCGACACTATTTGGGATTTCATTAAGTCATATGTCGTAGAGGCCCGAGGTTTACTCCTCCTGGCTGGTGCTGTGTGTGTAATAGCATACTTACACGACCTGCGAAATAAACACGCTACTGACAAGCTGCGTGTTCTTGACAAATGTAAAGAAGTTGAACTAGCTGTAATAGCTCGCGTCTCTGGACGCGTCTATGCAGCAAAACTCGACCAATCCCGAACTTATGTGGAATGCCAACTCGACCCGCTCTTTCGACAACAGATACTCCGAATTTCTCACGGTATGCGCTACATTAAACATCCAAGTGGCGCAAATATCTACTTGTATAATCCCAAAGGTGGCATCGGCTGGAAAGACTTCAAACCTCTGACCTTAGAAGATGTCCCCGCAGAAGTAGAAGCTATGACCCTCCCTACTAAGGATGGGCGTACGCGTAATACTACTTTTATGTCCAGTGGAGATTACCTCGCACACCGAGCAAAAATCGCTGCTGAACAGCAAGGGATTACTGAAGAAGAACTTTACCAACGAGTCTTCGACCAAGTATCTCAACAAGACCTCGAAACTGACCTCGACTACGAAAGTGGAGTGTCCGGTGACCCGCGTACTGCACGAGCTTCAAAGACAGTGGTTCATCATCGTCCCGCTGCCCCACGCCCTCTTCCCCAAACTCAATCAGGGGATCCAAATTTGAAAGACCAAACAAATTTGATGGCTCGTCACCTCTATCGAATTCGAACTCGTAGAGGCGAATGCTCTGCCCTCGCGACTAATGGACATAACTTAATTGTGAATGTCCACATGATCACCGACCTGAAAGATGATGATCCGGTAATGCTATTACCGCCCAACCATGTGACTCCAATCACAATTTCTTTCCACCGCCGAGATATAGTTATTATTGGAAATTCTGATATAGCAATATGGAAGAATATAGCTCGTCTCCCCGCCGCCCCTCGCTTCTCAAAGTACTTCGTGAGAGCTAGCGATTTATCGCATTTCACTACCTTTAATGGTATGATTTACTCTCGCGGAGCAGATGGTAATGTCCATGAGTACCATAGAACCATCCAAGCTATTAGAGAAACAAAGTGGTATGGAACACCTTATGTTATAAGGAAAGACGGTGAAACGATCAAGAAGGAAATCTTTCTCTCTGGTTGGACATCTGATATCTCCACTTCACATGGAACCTGTGGCTCAATCTGGTTTGCCAAAGAGAATGCCTACGGAAAACCTTTCCAACGGCGTGCTCTTGGTATTCACATAGCAGGATTTACTAGTCAGTACTCTGGTGCCTTTGCTGCTCTCCTCACTCAGGAGGACATAGAGGGCGCCATTGATTGGGACATAGACACGTCTGCAGCTGAGCTTGAAGCTCAGAGCATGTGCATTAGCACTAGGGAGCATACCCTGGTTGGCCCAGGATACGACACCATTGGTGCCGTTGCCCCTAAAGATGCCTCTTTTAACCCTTCGAAGACTAACATTATCCGCTCTAAGACCTATGGACTAGTCGCTCTTCCAGTGACTGCTCCTGCCATTTTGACTCCACTCGATCCCCGGAACCCGACTCAACAACACCCGCTCCGAAAAGCGCTCACCAAATATGAATCCAGAACTGTCCCTTTCCCTGCTTCGGCTCGGAAACCAGTAACCCAACTCATCGAGTATAAGTTGTCCAAAACTCTTGGACCCTGTCAACATCATGACTTAACTCTTGATGAAGTAGTGAATGGTCTTGCCATTCCTGGTTATGCAGGATTAGAAATGGAATCATCTCCCGGATACCGTTGGAAGAAACTCCGACCTTCGGGTGAAGAAGGCAAGGCTTTCCTGTTTAACGACCAGATAGCCGACGCCGGATTCACGTTCCGTGATGAGAATGGACCCCAAGACCCGGTCCCAGGCTGGCCCGAGTGTAAAAAACTCTGGACCATGAAGCCCGAACTAGAACAACGTGTTTGGGAAGATCTCTCCACCCTTCATCGTGGAGAGCGACCCCTATTCATTTGGGAACACCAACTCAAAGATGAGCGCCGTCCTCTTAAGAAGATTAAGGACGTAAATACTAGAATCTTCACGATGGCCCAAGTCAACGCTACTATTGTGTCCCGAGCCCTCAGTCTTCATTTTGTTGCAAAATTTTATGAAACTGTTGGCCAAGGATTCTCCGCGGTTGGTATTGATACCTCGAGTCCCATCTGGGCTAAGCTCAGAAGAGACATGTTGAATGTATCCGACCGTGGATGTGACGGAGACTTTGGCAAGTTTGACGGAACCCTCGACCCTGACCTGATTATGGACTCCCTACGAATCATAGCACGCTGGCAAGATCACCTTACGCTTTGGCGAAAGGATCATGAGACTGGCCAGTGGACATCTCTTGTCTTCGGACCTAAGGAATTGGAGCGCGCTCTGATTCTGATGGCGAATGAATTCATTCACACCTACCAACTTGTGTTTGACTGTTTACATCGTAAATGGCAAGGCAACCCCTCTGGGAATTGCCTAACTGTTGTTATAAATACAATAGTGAATGCCATGTATCTTCGCCTTGCTTTCGCCTATCTTAGGTGGAAGAATCCCATTGCGCTGCTTCCCATCGCGGCGTATGACAGATATGTCAAAGATTGGTTCTATGGAGATGATAATGTTCTCGCAATATCTCCGGACATATTGGACTGGTTTAATCCCCTCGCTATCTCTGAATACTTTGCCACTCTCGGTTTAGAATATACGACCGCAGACAAAAGTGGAATAAAGCAGCAGGTAAAGAAGGTGAAAGACTTCCGCTTTCTGAAAAGACAGTGGAGACCAGATACAGAATTCCGGCATTTAATGTGGGACCCCATCGACCCCGACACCATCAACGAACTCACCAACTGGATCAGAATAAACTCTGACATAGACCCAGATCTCCAGTTGAGGGAGCAATTCAGCAACGCTCTGCGAGAAGCAGTGGCGCATGATAGACGATTTTATCGTGAATTTCTCCGAAAATGTAACGACGCCCTAAAGCAATGTAACTTGGATCAATTTCCAGATGAGTTCGACGGGTTTCGTACATCACGCATCGGACGGTTAGCCGGAGTAAGTGTAACAGCTGAAACCAAGCTCGCCGAGAATTCCGCGACTGTGATCTCCATAAGGATATGAACACGGCGGAATATTCACTTTATTCGCTAATTGGACTCCCTATTAGTATTATATAGTATAAAATTA